CAAGTTTACTATTTCTGATGTAGAAAAACCTAAACGCAAGTTTACTATTTCTGATGTAGAAAAACCTAAACGCAAGTTTACTATTTCTGATGTAGAAAAACCTAAACGCAAGTTTACTATTTCAGAAGTAGAAAAACCTAAACGCAAGTTTACTATTTCAGAAGTAGAAAAACCTAAACGCAAGTTTACTATTTTTGATGTAGAAAACCTATAATAAAATTTAATATTTAAAAAAAATATTTTTAATCTAATAGATTTAGATAATGAACATTATAACATATAATAATATTAATAAATATAATTTAGATCAAAATAAAATTAATAAATTATTAACAAAAAAAGAAAAACTAATTGTTGATGATAAAAAATTTTATTTTTCAATTAATATACCAATACTTGATTATAATAATTATAAACAATTAAAAGGAAAAAACACCCAATACGAAACAGGTATAGATTATTCAAGTTTATTAACAGAAAAAATACAAGGATTATATATATATAACACTATTTTTTATTTAGAAAAAGATAAATATATAATTACAGATGACATAGATAAACTTAGCTTCATAGATAAAAATTCTAAAATATTAAAATTATTTATTGATATAATTGATAAATGTGAAAGAGATTATCGTAGAATAAATGAAATACTATATATTATTAAAAAACATGTAACATGGCTAGATTTTTTTAATAGTTATAAAATGATTGAATATTTAGATAAATTGTTATATTATGTTTTATCATATAATAACATTATCAATGATATGATAATGATAGTATCTCGCATTATTATAATTATAAACTATGATAAAGATAATAATGATAATAATGATTATGAATTATTTAAAAATCGCATTAAAGTTTTTCAAAATAATATTGTTAATTTAAAAGATAGTTTAGAACAAACTAGACATGGTACTATGCAAAGAATAGAATATTTAGATTCGGGAACATCTAGAATATTAACAATAGTAGCAGCTATTTTCTTACCAACATCATTTATAATTTCTTTATTATCTATGCCATTCAAAGGTGTTCCATTTAAAGATAAGAAAAATGGGTATTTTATTGTACTTTCAATAATAATAACAATATTTATTATATTAATATATTTATTCTATGAAGATTTTGCTAATTTATTTAAAAAGCAATAAAAAATAAAAATTGATATTTTTTTTAAAATAATTTAAACATAAGACAAGTTATTTTAACTACTATTATTAAGAGATATGTCAATTTATCCAGAACTATCTTACAATGACCAGAAAGTTGAAATTCAAGAGGTTAAAGGTATTCAATTTAGTGTATTGGGACCGGATGAAATTATCAAACGCTCTGTTGTAGAAATTAATAAAACAGATACATATGCTGGAAGCGAACCAATTATTGGCGGTTTATTTGATTCGCGAATGGGTGTTTTAGAACACAATCGTATTTGTTGTACATGTGAGCAAAAGAATATTTTCTGCCCTGGTCATTTTGGACATATTGTATTAGCAAAACCAGTATTTCATGCAATGTTTTTCGATATTGTAAAAAAAATACTAAATTGTGTTTGCTATAAATGTTCTAAATGTTTGATTTCTCCTGATACACAACATAAAGATTTTAAGAATGATATGGCTAAAATACTTTCCATCAAAAATAATCAAAAAAGATGGGAAGCATATTATAAACTTTGCAATACAACTACTAAACTGCGATCATGTGGTGATGATGGAGTTGTTGGATGTGGAGCATTACGTCCTTCAAAGTTTCATAAAGAAAATGCAATGAAGATTATTGCAGAATGGAAAGATAAGAAAAAGGAAGAAAAGATTTCTCAAGAATTATCTGCGGATGACATTCTCAAAATATTCAAAAGAATTACTGAACGCGAGATGGAAATGATGGGATTTAATCCAAAATGGAATAGACCTGAATGGATGATATGTACTGTATTACCTGTTCCACCACCTGCTGTTCGCCCTAGTATCATTGAAGAAAATGGACAGCGCCGAGAAGATGATTTGACACATAAGCTTAGTGATATTATTAAGACTAATAATAGTATTATTGATAAAATAAACAAAGGAGCATCTGAAGATACTATCAAGTATATTACTATGCTTTTACAATATCACGTATTTACATTTATTAATAATCAAATACCAGGATTGGCACCTTCACAACAAAGAAATGGTCGTAAACTTAAATCTGTATCAGACCGCATGAAAAAAAAAGAAGGACGTATCAGAGGTAATCTCAATGGTAAACGCGTAGATCAATCAGCTCGTTCTGTTATTACACCAGATCCTTATATTAGTATTGATGAATTGGGTGTTCCAATTAAAGTAGCTATTAACATTACTTTTCCAGAAACAGTAAATCAATATAATATTGAAAAAATGCGAGAACTAGTAATGAATGGTTCTGATAATTGGCCAGGAGCAAAATATATTAAAATGAATAATACAACTATTAATCTAAGATATTCAAAGGATTTAGAACAAAACGCTAAGGATTTAAAATATGGAGATGTTGTTCATAGACACCTTAAAGATGGTGATTATGTTCTATTTAACAGACAACCGTCTTTGCACAAAATGTCTATGATGTGTCATAAAGTAGTTATTATGCCATATCAAACATTTCGCTTAAATGTTTTAGATACACCACCATACAATGCTGATTTTGATGGAGATGAAATGAATTTGCATTGTCCTCAAAGTGTTCAAACAATGAATGAACTTATGGATATTGCTGCTGTTCCATACATGATATTAGCACCAAGAGATGGTAAGCCGATTATTGAAGTTGTTCAGGATACTCTATTAGGTTCATTTAGATTAACTAAGGATATTACAACGATACAAGATAAAACTTTGGCTAATATTCAAATGGTTAATAGTTACTTTGGTGGCAGTTTAAAGAAGCCTGATAAAAAGTATATGTATACAGGAAAAGAAGCTTATTCACAGATATTACCACCAGGTCTTTATATTAATAGAAAAAATAAAAAAAATGAAAAATTTATAATTAATAATAGTGAATTAGAACAAGGTAATCTTGATAAAACTATATTTCATGGTATTACAACTGGAATGTTACCAGTAATATATCATGATTATGGACCATTTGAAGTAAGAAAGTTCCTAGATAATACTCAACGTCTTGTTTGTCGTTGGTTATTAACAGCCGGATTTAGCGTTGGTATCAGTGATTTAGTTACTGATAAAGAAACTGACGAAAATTTAAAAAATAAAATCAAAGAAATGAAAACTAAGGCTTATAATAAACTAGATGAAATACGTAGAGGTACTATTGATAATAATAGTATATTCAATAATGAAGAATATATTGAACGTGAAATTATTGGTATTTTAAATGAAACAACAAGTGAAGTAGGAAAAATAGGTTTATCACAAATTGATGAAAATAAAAACAGAATGATAAATATGGTTAAATCTGGTTCAAAAGGAAAAGAAACAAATGTAGCACAAATGATTGCTTGTGTAGGTCAGCAAAATGTAGATGGTAAGCGTATTACATATGGTTTTACAGATAGAACACTACCTCATTTTACTAAATATGATGATGGTCCAGAAGCAAGAGGATTTGTTAAAAATAGTTTTATCTCAGGACTATCCCCACAAGAAGTATTCTTTCATGCTATGGGTGGGCGCGAAGGTCTTATTGATACGGCTGTAAAAACATCCGAAACAGGATATATCCAACGCAGATTAGTAAAGGCAATGGAAGATTCTAAAATTCACTATGATAATACTGTAAGAACTGCTATTGGTTCAATAATACAATATATTTATGGAGAAGATGGTATGGATGGTTGTAAAATAGAGGTGCAAATTATAAATACTATTGATAAAGAACTACTTGAAATCGATAAAGAATATCATTTAAAATCAACTGATAATCCCGCACTTCATATGACAACGGAAGCATTTGAAACTATTAATACAGATACTTATAAAAAATGCACTAAGCACTTTGAAGAAATGCTTGATGATAAAGATTTTCTTATTAAATATGTATTTAATGGTGAAAAAAAAAAGATAATTAATTATCCAATTCCATTTGAACGCATTATTAATAATGCACATAAACGTCTCCAATCAATTGGTATTAAAGCATTTAAAACAGATTTAACACCTGAATACATTTTAAATGCTATTGAAAAACTAAAAAATGATTTATGTATTAAAAACAATACCCAAGGTACTAAATTCTTTCATATTCTATTAAGAATTCATTTAAACCCTAAGAAATTAATATTTCATTATCATTTTACAAAAGATATATTTAATTGGATTATTGAACAAATAAATGAATACTTTAAACAAGCAATTGCTCAACCGGGAGAAATGGTTGGTATTGTCGCTGCCCAAACAATTGGTGAATTAGGTACACAAATGACATTAGATTCATTTCATGTTTCAGGTACAGCAGCAGCTGTTAAGGCAACATCTGGTGTACCTCGTCTTAAAGAAATTTTATCTGCAACAAAGAAAACTAAGACACCAACATTAATTATTTATATGAAACATGATGTTGCAAGTATTGTTAACCCTAATATGAATGATGATGGTGAAATTACTGATTCTCGCATAGATATAACAAAAAATCATGCTATGAATATTAAAAATTCAATAGAAATTACTAAATTATCTGATATATTGGAATATAGTGAAATATATTGGGATAATGGAGAATATTATGATACAAATATTGAGAAAGATCAAGGTATTATGAAAGTATACAAAGAATTTGAAGAAATAGAAAGTAATAGTTGTAAATCGCGTAGTAGTTCTCCATGGGTTCTTAGATTGGTTTTCAATAAATCTAAGATGAATTTATTTGGACTTAAAATGATAGATATTTACACTAAATTAAATTTAGCATACGACAAATATATTGATTGTGTATATAGTGATGATAATGCCGAAGAATGTATATTTAGAATAAAATTGACTGAAACAGCTCTAAAAGATATTGATGAAAAAGATGAAATTGCAACAATTAAAGCAATTGAACATAATATCGTTTATCAAATTATATTAAAGGGCTATAAAGGTATCAAAAAGGTATCCCTAAATAAAAAGAAATATACCAAATATAATGATGAAAGCAATAAATTTGATAATATTGTAGAATGGGTTCTCGATACAGATGGAACAAATTTAATAGATATTCTTTCTAATCCAAATATTGATTCAACGCGTACAATTTCAAATGATATTCGTGAGATTTACGATACTCTTGGTATTGAAGCAGCACGTAATGCTCTTTATAAAGAATTAGTTGCTGTTACAAGTGAAGGTTCTATGAATTTCAGACATATGTCTCTACTCATTGATACCATGACGTATAAAGGACAACTTATGTCTATTGATAGACATGGTATTAATCGGGGTGATATTGGTCCACTTGCTAAGTCATCTTTTGAAGAAACAACAGACATGTTAATTAATGCAAGTATATTCGCTGAATACGATAAAGTAAATGGCGTATCTGCAAACGTAATGTTGGGACAACAACCACCATGTGGAACAGGTGATAGTCGTATTTTAGTAGATGAAGAACATATGATGGAATTGTTGAAAGATGTAGTAGATGAAAAAGAAGAATTAGAGGATATCCAAGAGGAAGAGGAAGAAGAAGAAACTTATAATAATTGCATTGAAAATGATTTGGATATACAATTCAATCTAAAACAAAAAAATAATAAGTGTTATAAACTACCTGAACAAAAAGTTAAAATCATATAGATGTTGTAGATGTAGATGACATATCACTTAAATTAGAAGAAGCTAATATTTTATTTTTTATATCATCAGGAGCATCTTGCAATTCCATATAAAAAGGTTCTATTGTTTCTGTATTTTTAATAATAAAATAACTTATATTTGTTTTTTCAACCTTTCTATATAACATTATTAATGGTCGTTTTTCAATATTATTATCAGCTTTATATATTGATGTCGTTATATTTAAATCTTTATCACCTGCGCGTTTTTCAACATTTACACCTTTACCATATTCAGAACGATTATGTATTATAAATATAGATATATTTAGTAATTTAGCAATATTATATATATCTATATCACCTTGATATTTAATTAAATTATTTTTAATTATATTATTTATTATATTACTTCTTTCTTCATAAGAACTTTCATTAAAATAAGTTTGAAAGAAAATACTCAATGTTTTAAATGATTTCTTAGTTTTATTAATTTTATTCAATTCTTTTAAATAAATTTGATAGAAATGAGTGTCTTTAAATAATCTCTTTATACGCGAATTTTTATTTTTGTCATAATTATCTTTATTAAAAACATCTAAATAATATTTGTTAGATTTTTCTTGAATTTCATTATATGATAGTAAATTAGTATTTAACTTAATTGTAAGGTATTCAAATAAACCTTTAATGTAAGTTTCGTTGTATGTATTTTTAATATATCGCAATTTATACCATATTTTCTTTTTGTATTTTGTCCATTTACTATTTAACGCTGTTTCTTCACCATTAAATATTTCAGGTAATTTAATATCTACATCTTTTATATCTTTTTGTAATTTATAATAATCAATATTTTCTTCAATATTACTAATATTGTTAGGTAATGCTTCATGATATTTTAATATAGCTAATGGTATCTTATTACTTACAGTGTATTGTGTAAACAATAATTCATTTCCTAAATCTTTAATTTTATTAGATAATTCATTTACGTAATCATATTTTGAAAACAATAATGATTTTATATACCAGTTTTTTATATTTTTTCTCGATGATAATGGTATTTCTTCTATTATTATTTGTATATCCTTAATATCTTCCATATCATATGAAGATGATTTAAACTCACTTAATAAAGTTTTTATTACTTTTTTTCTAGATTTTTTACATAAAGAATTATAAAATTGATCTGTAAATTTGCTATCTAATAATTTATTTTTAATTAGCAATCTTAATTTCTCTATTTTTTTCATTTTTATATCATTTGATTCAATATAACTGTAATATGCATTTTTATTATTAAATGGTAATATAATATTACTCGTGAATGTTTCATATTTTTCATCAGCTATTTTTAACTTAGTTCTAATTAATTCTTTTGTATCGAAAACTATTTCTCCAATATCAATTGAAAATCCTAATTCTTTAATATTTTCAAATCCTTTATTAAATTTATTATATATATCTTTAACTATTTTAATATTAAATTCTTTATCAATTATATCATCATAAAATATAACATTGTTAATTTTATATTCACTTATTAATAGTGGTAATATTATAATAGATTGTGGATTAAATTTTAATAAAGTATTATTTTTTAAAATTATTTTATTAATAGTATAATCAGTATTTATTATTACAGATTCAAAAGTAAATAATTCACTTTCTTCTTTTAATAGTTTATTGAGAACATTTATATTATTTTTATTTGTAAATAATCCAATATCATAATCTTCAAAATTATTCTTTTTTGTACAATTTAGTAATATATCTTTTACTATTTTATATTCCTCTAAATTAAATTCCTTTTTATCTGCTTTCATAGTAATTGATTTTGATACCAATGGTTCATAATAATTGTTTTCTTTAATTATCATTATAAATTTTGGACTTTTATCTAAATATGAATATAAATCTATAAATCGCGTATAATATGGACACAACATATTAACTTGGATATTTTTATCTATTTTTTCAATATCCCATAATACTATTAATTTTTTATAAATTATAGCAACTAATGAATTTAAATATTTAATAGTTTTATCAAATGGATAATTATCTGCTGATAAATATTTAATAAATTTTAAATATGATTTATATATATATAAATATCTAGATTTTTTGTAATTATCTACCTTTGTATTATCGCTTGCATCTGGAACATCTAATAATGACTTATTAAATTTTTTATTGAATTTGAGAAATTCATTATATAATTGAATATTATCTTCTGCTATTATTGGTTCTAAATCAACGAAATCCTTACATACATTTCCATTATCTAGTGATAGAAATGTAATTAAATCTAATTTTTCAGTAATATCTTTTATAAATTCTTCTTTTGTTCTTCCAAGAGAAAATGCAACAACATTTATTATATTATCATATTTATCTGGTATATCTTTTTGATTAATTAAACTTTTTCTTAATATACATTCTCTTTTATTGATATTGTTTGGTGAAAGACATTGTTTATTATATTCATTATTATAATTTGGTTTTAATATTTTATATAATTCTTTTGCTATATCACCATAACGTCCCTTATATGGTATAGGTATTTTATTCATAATATAATTTTTATCATCATTATCAAAATTTGATAATTTCATGGAGTTTTCATATGATACCGATTTATCTAGTTTTTTAGAAGGTTTAATAGTATTGTTTGACTTAATTTCATCAATAGGTTTTTTCTTACCACAACAAGGTAAATTTATATTTTTTATTAAATAAGCATATCTAGGTTTATTGGAATTTTTCATATCTTCATTTAATTTCATTGGCTCTTCATTATCACCTGGACATTTGGGATTTTCTTCACTTTCATCTAATGGTATTTTACTAACTGGACACCATAATCTTGGACAAGTATAATAATTTTTAATATTTTGATTACTACCATATTCAATAATATTATCAAAGTATTTATTGTAGTCTTTATCTTTAATTTCATCTAATTCTTCTTTTGATAAAACAACAGGTTGATGCTGTCTTTGACATTTACGCGATTTATTATTATCTTGATATAATTCCTTATCTGCATTCCTTAAACGATTAATTAAATAATTTTTAAATTCTAATTTTTTGACACCACCTTGAAACTTTGAAAAATCATCAAAATCCATATCATCATCTATTAAATTTTCGTCAGATGATTTTGATGTTGATTTTTTTTTCTGAGGCTCTGGTGTATTTTCTTTTATAGCAACTATAACTGGTTTCTTTTCAATTACTCTTGTTTGTTCTATAATTTTAGTTAGCCAAAATTTAATATTATTAAGTTCGTAAAATGATTTACAATTTTTAATATCAATTTCAAATCCACTACCACTTTTTTTAACAACAATATAAGTACCTTCAATAATATTCGGATTTTTATCTAAATTATTAAATCCAATATCTCCTATTATTTGCAATTCTTGTTTAATTAATGAAACAGATTCTGTTTTAGTATATCCAAATATAATAAGTTCTTTTACAATATCATCTTCTGATACACCTACTATAATTCTTGATTTTATATATGAAGTTACATTAAACTTATTATTTAATATATTATTTACCCGTTTATAGGCGTAATATCCACTATTTTTCTTTTTCTCATTTTTAAATATTATGGCTTCAAATATATTAGAATAAGTTCCTATTTTTTTTATTAAGGTTGGAAATTCAATATTATCAATCATAAATTTTAATCTAATATTGATATCGGTTTCAATAAAATCTGTTTTAAGAGTAATATATTTACTAATGTAATCAGTAAAATCTTTTTTATCTTTTATAATTGAATCTATTTTATTACCATTATCGATAGGATATTTAAAATTTATTATAGCATTATTTTCACTAATTGAAATTTTAGAAGTTTTGCCTTTATAAAATATATTAAGTAATTCATCTTTAACATTTATTATATTAAAAATAAAAGACAGATCTTTTTCGTTATTATATGTGTGTTCTTTAAATAATTTATAAATAGCATTATTATTATTAATTAATTGTATTATTTGCATTTTTTCATTAGTTTTTAGTTTATCAAATAGCAAAATAAGATTTTCTATATTATCTATATTTGTTTCAAAAGAAACATCATTATACTCTTCCAATGATAACTTTGTGTATTTAACTTCTTTATTGTATAAACTAACTAAAAATTCTTCATTTTTAATTAGCTCTTTAACTCTTTTAATAAAATCTGGTTTTTTTATTGTTTTATCAAAATAATATTTAATGTCATATTTAAAATCATTATAAAATACTAAATTTAATTCAGTTTTTTTTAATAAACCATATTTATTTGATATATTAATAGGTTCTTTTAATGATTCTGAATTTCTATCTTTTGATTTAAATGGATTTATATTGTATCCAGACCATTTAATATTATTAATATCATATAATAAATTATCTTTATCCCAAAAATAAAAAGGTAATTCAATATTTTTATCTTTTTGTAATATATAATAAACTATTTTATTAAATGCATCTTCGTAATTATTATCTTGAAAAATATACTCATTAATTACTATATAATTTGATTTATATATATTTGTTTTATTAGTATCAAAAACATAAGTTATATAATTGGTTTCAGATAACCATCGTTTAACATATATTGGTTTTAATAAATTCATATATATTAATATGTATTATCTAATTAAATAATATATTATTATAGAGTAGTAATTATTTAAAAATAAAATGGCTTCATCTAAAATTTTAACTGATAAATTAATATTAGCACTTAATACTGCAAAACAAACCTTAAAATCAGATGAAAGTAAAATAGTTGAAAATTTTATGAAATCATTAAATAATAAAGAAACTTTTTCAGATGATTCTACCCTTAAAGAAATTAAAGCTGCTGTTGAATCGCGAAAACAAGACAGAGAAAATGAAGATAAAGTAATATTAGGAGTTAAACCAGAAGAACAACCAGAAGAACAACCAGAAGAACAACCAGAAGAACCAGCGGATGAAATTACAGAAAAAACAAAAGAAGAGGAAGATATTATGAGTAAATTTAAATGGGTTTTGATAAGTATTGGTATATTTATATTTTTAATAATTGTAGGTAGTATATTTTATTGGTATTTCTCCTCACAACCAGAAGAAACTATTATGCGGCCAAGAAGTAATATACAACATGTTAGTACAGCATCACCACCTCAAAATGTAGAAGTTAAACCTGCACAAAACTATTCATACTTACCTTTCATGAGCGCGGCAAATGTTCCTGATGTAAATAAATTAAATGAATTAGAAAAACAAGAGCAAGAAAGAAAAAGAATGGAGCAAGAAACAGAGCTAAAACGTATTAGAGAACAAGAAGAAAAAAGTTTAGAAGAAGAAGAGAAAAGATTACAAGAAGAAAAAAGTTTAGAAGAAGAGAAAAGATTAGAAGATGAGAAAAAATTAGAAGAAGAGAAAAGATTAGAAGAAGAGAAAAGATTAGAAGATGAGAAAAGATTACAAGAAGAAAAGCAAAGAATAATAGATGATAAAGAAGAGCAAGAAGAATTAATTAAGCAAAGTTTAAATGATGATGATAAAAATAATTCTAGTTATAAAATGAGTAGTACTGCAAATACAAATAAATCATCTTTGTTAAGTAAATCATCAAAAGATGAAAAATTAAATAAAGGCGGTAAAACAAAAAAACAATTTGAGCAAGTTGCTAAAAGAAAATATGTTAGAAAAACTAAATAAGCTCTCTATAATAATCTAAATTTTCTTTAATAAAATTATTTAAATAAAATCCAATATATATACCTACTAATAATATTATTATTGTAATTATAGAATTAGAGAAAATATAGTATATTAAATATATTATTAATACAACAAGTGGTGAATAATTACTTATTTTTTCAAAATATAATAATAAATTTTCCATTTAATTTAATTATATAAAACAAAATAAATTAAATAATAAGTGGTTTAATATGACCTACGCGAATATTTGTATTAATCATTATTTGATATCCTGCTTTGTTAATATTTTTAGAGAACGCTACATCCTCGCTGCAAATATCTCTTATTTTTTTTCCGTCTTCACATTCAATTACTTCTAGTTCCGAATTAAAATATGGATATTTAAGTTTATCAAAAACTTCTTTTTTAACAGCCATAAATCCCATACCAGAATATACTACTGGATAGTACTTAAATTCAGTTTCTTTTTTCCAATTTTCAATTTCATCGGGTGTGCAAAATTTAAAGCTTCCATTTTTCTTAAAATGTTCTATATCCCAATTTTTTACAAAAGCATAATTTGTTAAATCTGACATTCTATACATTCCAGCTACAACTGGATGTTGATCAGTTGATTCGATTAGTTCAACAACTTGTTCTGGTGTAAATACAATATCACTATCAATTGTAATCCATACATCAAAATCTTGATTATTGAAAGGTTTTTGATCTTCACCTCTTAAAGTATCTAATCCCAAAGTATGCATTCTAACAAATGAAACAAATGAACCAGTAGAAGGAGATATCATTATATCATATTTACGCATATCCCATAGCTTGCTAATAGTTGCTGTCCAAGCAATTAAAAATTTAGAACTAAAATTATCGCCTGGGAGAGCAAATATGATTTTTTTCAATTTTGGTACTTCATTTACAACACTATTTTCTATAATTTTATTTTCTTCTTCCATAATAAATTATTAAATTAATTAACTTCTTATATCATTTTAGTTAAATTTATTTGTATAAAAGCTATATAAAATATAATCACGTAATAATAGATAAGTTTAAATGTCCAATAACGACATTGTATATAATTTGGAAATAGATTCATTATCTCCACGTTGTAACCAACCTGATAAAATTAAGCAAAATCTAAAACCACATCAATTAGCATGTTTATATAAAGCAATTTATATGGAAAATGTTGGTTCTATAAATTATAAAATTAAAAAAAATAATGATACATATGACAATGTTAAAATATCAACAAATATTGGTGTTCTTGGTGATATTGTTGGATATGGTAAAACATTAACAGCTTTATCAATTATTGCTCATAATCCATTAAATAATATACATATTAATGATATAATGGTTAATAGTTATCATAGCAATAAAGCATATAATTATTTTACTGCTGTGTCAAGTAATAAAAAAGCTCCTAATATACAAGAAATGATTTCTTCAACATTAATTATTGTTCCAAGAGGTCCTGTTTATGTTCAATGGGAAAAAACATTGAAAAACAATACATCTTTAAATTATATAGCAATTGATAGTTTAACTTATATTAAAAAGTTTTTACCTGAATATACATTAAATAATGAAAGAGAAATCATAGATTATTTTAATCAATATGATGTTGTATTAATTAAAAATACTACACTATCAAGATTTTTAGATTATTATAATAATAGTTATAAAGACAAATTTATAAATAGATGGAAACGTATTATAATTGATGAATGTCATGATATAATTAATAAAATAGAAATATTCAATTATTTATTTATTTGGTTAATAAGTGGAACATATATGAATGTATGTGATAGATACTCATCTAGTTCTTATTCACAATACTATAATATTAAGGATATATTAAAAGAAGAATATATTGATTATTTGTTAGTAAAATGCAATAAAAATTTTGTCAGAGAAAGCTTTAAAATCCCAGCAATGACTGAGAAATACTATTTATGTAAAATGTCTAAATATTTGAAAGCTATTAAAAATTATATAAATCAAAGTGTTTTAGAAAAAATTAATGCAAATGATATATCAGGTGCTGTAAAAGAATTAGGTGGTAAAAATGATACAGAAGAAGGTATTGCTAAATTAATATGTGCTGATATGAATAAATCAATATATAATAAACAAAAAGAAAGAGAATATGTATTAGAATTAGATATATCAGAAGAACAAAAAGCTAATAAAATTAAAAATATAGATACAGAATTAAAAATATTAGAAGAGAAATTAAAAGATTTAACAGAAAGAATAACAGAAATCAAAAGTAAAACTTGTTCAATATGTTTAGATAATATAAAAAACCCAGTTTTATTAGATTGTACACATATATTTTGTGGTTCTTGTTTAATGCAATATTTAAATAATTCTAATATAATATATAAAAGATGTCCCGAATGTAGATGTGAAATAAAAAGTACCGAAAATCTAACAGCTATTATATCTGAAAAAGAAGAAAATGAAGTTATTAAACTAAATAAATATGATATGATTGGTAAGGGGTTATTAAATAAGGAAGAAACATTATTAGAAATTATTAAAAATAATAAAAATGGTAAGTTTATAGTATTTAGTAGAGTAGATTCATTTGCAAAAATAATTGAGGAACTCGATAATAATAATATAACATACGCATCTCTCAAAGGTCATACATCTCATATGATGAATGTATTAAATAATTTTAAATCAGGTAAAGTAAATGTTATCTTGCTTACAACACAATATGCAGGTTCTGGTATAGATATTAGTTGTGCCACTGATGTTATTATATTGCATTCAATGGATATTGATAAACAACAGGCAATTGGTAGAGCGCAACGCGTAGGCAGAGTTGATTCATTAAATGTCCACAATCTATGTTACGATCACGAATTACCATCAATATCATGAATATTTATTTAATATATATATTAAAATATAAACATGGATAATTAAACATTTTAGTTCAATTAAATTTTATTATACAAAAGAAAGCAATCCTCTATATCAACTAAATTTTCTTTAAATTTAAAAGAAACTACACCAATAAATGTAACATTAGTATCTAAAAGAACTAAATCAAGTTCTAGAAAAACTAATGTTGCATCAGGTCCAGCTCTACATAGTAATAGAGTGATTTCTTAAAGGGTGGAAAAAAGTAAATTAAATTAAAAAATTGATTATTTTTATCTTTATTAATTTATACAAATTATAGAAGGCTTTTATTGCAAAATGGTAGATGTTCTCAATGCACTGACTAGGCAGTCCTCTATGTTGAGGACTTCTGAAACTCTCGGAACCAAAAGAAAAAAATATAAAGAAGGTACTGAAAGTTTTAATGAAAAAGAATTAGGATGTTTTACTTCAAAATACTTTGAATGTAATGATAATATGATTGCGCGATTTTCCAGTGAAAAACAAAAAGAATATCTTAGCATTGCAGCAAAAATAGCTGAAAAATCACCTATGTATCCACATAAGCATGGTGCTATTATAGTATATAAAGAAAAAATTATAGCATCGGGATATAATTATTATATGGGAGATTTCAGTATTCACGCAGAAGTAGCTGCTATATCCAAAATCAAAAAGAAACAAAAGCATAAACTCCGTAATTGCGATATATATGTTGTTAGAATTGGCCCAAAAAGTTTTAATAATCCATTAAAATATTCTAAACCTTGTCCCAATTGCCAAGATACTATTATAAAAAATAACATTAAAAATGCATACTATTCTACATCATACGAATATGATGATATTAGAAGTATGATTCATAAAAATAATCAGTGCGAATGTGTTTTTACATAAATTATAATGTTAGAGAAACTTTTGGTATTACACGTTTTATGTTCTTTTTAACAACAGTTGTTCTATCCTCTTCAAAAATACGTTTAAGTAATTCTTCACCAGATAAATTATTATATTGCATTATTTTACTTTTTATATCACCCATTTTAATAGGTACTTTACATTCTTTTATATTTGTTTTAATACGGCCATGCTGTGTATTTAAATCATTATATTTATAATCAAACATAAACTTCTCTATTTTTCCATTTAATACTCTTTGATAATTTTTTCTTTCTTTTATTGCTGTTTGTAATTTACGTATTTGGTCGTCATATTTAAACCAATCATTAACGAGATTTTTAAAAGATTCGAGCTCTTCAACTGATGGTTCTACGCGTTCTTCATTAATCACATCATCTACAACTGATGAAGATTCTGCCATTTTTAATAATTAATATACTATATTTAATCCTTAAATTATTTTAATATAAACATATTCAATGATTTAGTTTTTCTATCTCCATTATATTCGTCTAATAATTTACCATTTTTATACTTTAATATAGTTGGAAATCCTTCAATATTTTTCTTGTAATTTACTCGCAAACAATTTATATTATTAGCTTCTACATTTATTATAGCTATTTTTTCGCTTTTATCATATTTTTTTAATAAACGTTTCCAAATTGGCATTAGCTTTAAACAATGACCACACATATTTGAATGATACAATATAGTTACATTATTATGTTGTTTTAATATTTTATGAACATCTTTTTTACTATCTTTTCTAAGTTCTAATATCATTATATCTAATTACTTAATATTATTTTTATTTAGTTAATAGTAGAAATTATGCATAATTATTATATGCTTGATTGTGAAAAAAATTATAATATGAAAGATATTAGTTCTAAATCATCATGTGAAAATATGTCATTATTATCTAAGGGTTATACAGAATATCAAAACAAAAACTTTGTTAATAAAATACAAATGGAAAAATGTATATTCAATAATAATTATCACAATGATATTTATAATATTAAAACTAATGAAAGCGAACTTAATAAAGGTTTTACTGTAAATAAAAAAAGTTGTATATATAAAAGACCTGTTTTTGATGAAGGCGAATGGATAAATCAATATGATATATCTAATACATATAAAAATGGTATGAATTCAGGTAATTTATTTAATTTTCAATCAAAAGCTAAAACTAACGTTAATTCTAATTATAATGATCAATGTAATGGGAATGGCGATGACTTTTCATATCTAGGTGAATGTAAAAAAGGGCCATTTGCAACTTATACGCAAACATTTACTAATAGTTATGATAATTGTGTATAGAATCATAATAATCATCAATAAACATTTTAACAATATTATATTTATCTTGACTTATTTTTCTTCCTAACTCTGTTTTAATATGTTGCATTAAAATCGCAGTGCGATGCTCTATATTTTTTATTATAGTATCTATATCACTATTTCTATGTATTATACCATATGTGAAATATCGCGAGATTCCCATTGATCCCAATGATTCAATTCTATCTGCATCTCTAATACAATCAAGTTGTTTATTTAAATTATAATCAATGCATTTGGTAATTTTATTTTTCATATTTATTTCTTTTGATAAACTTATATTACAAGCTAAATAAACTACTTTATTTGTTGTATTTGTATCAACAATATTTTCAAAGAAGCTTCTTAATTTGTCTTCTTGACATTCTCCATTATTATATTTATGGTCACATATATCATGGACAAGTGCTGCAAGCATAACTTCAAATATTTCATTGTCATTTAAATTTTCTGAAACAGCAATTTTAGTTGCTAAATTTTTAACTCTAAGAGCATGACTAAAATTATGGGATTCATCATAATTATCCATTATTTCCTTGGTAAATAATTCAGTTTTATTTATTGCATTGAAATCCATATTAATGTTCATAATTACACATGATAATATATAATATATAATAGCATATCATTTTTTAACATGTGTAGTATATATTTTTTTAAATAGTTAAAATTTTATTATTTATTATCAAAAATCACACTAGAATAAAGATAAAAAATATCTTGTTAAAATAAAAAAAATAAAACAAACAATAATCATTTTTTATATATTTTTATAACATTTTAGTACAAATTTATTACTGCGTATTATTGAAATCTTTCCAATCCTTATTAACTTTACGACGATTTTTATAGGAATAGCAACTATCAAGCTTCTTTGTGCGAATATTTTTATTTACCTTAATATTATCTCCATAAAACTTATTTTTATAGCTTCTAGGAATTTTAACAACATCACCAATGTCATTATGTTTATCTACATAGCTATTAAACTTGTGTGTACAAATTTTGTAAGTGGACATTTGAGATTATTTTAATAATAAATAATTTAAATAACACAATCAATTTTTATTTGCCTTGAATTATATTTTCATAAATAATAATTTTGTTTTCTATATTTCTATTGCATACAGGGCAACAATTTCTTTTACTATATTTAATTTCTTCTATACAATTATTGCAACAAACTCTATGGCCACATGGTATAAATGCCCTGATTTCATCTTTATTATATATATTATAACAAACACAACATTCAATATTTGAATGTATTATTATATTTTCTATTGGATAATTTATAATTTTTGAATTGCGTTTAAATTTGATATTAAGAATCCAATTAAAACAATTCTTCATGTTTTATAATAAAAAATATATAAATATATATAGTCATTTTTTTATATTAACAACCCATATATTGGGTGTTTTTATAGTATTTTTCGTATTTCTGTGTTATATTTATTTCTATATTATTGGGATTAATATCCATCAATAGCTTCTTTATCATTTCAATGAATACTTTGCTTTGTTCATCTTTGTCATATGACATTACCAAATCACAAACACCTTCGTGCTCTGCGTCTAATTCATCAATCAAATTACAGGCTTTTTCCTGATACCATATTTTAAGCAGTTTGTAATGAAAATCTGATAAGTCGTTATACTTAAACTGCTTTGCCCAGAAAAGTGCCTTCCTAATCTTTCCATAATGTTCAATCTCCTTCAACAAAGAAACAGGTGGAATGCAAATATATTTTGCACATTCACGAAGAATATCATCTGGAAGAGCATCAATCATTTGAGAACGCGACATCATAACTGAGGACATTATGTTACTAATGTAAAATAAGCATTTTTATCAATTTTTAATTAAAATAGAACACAATAGTAGAAATAATGAACAAATTAAAAATATTTAATAAAAGAAAAATATATACAAAAAGAAAATTAGCAGGTGGCACATCTAGTAATGAAGAAGTTGATCCTAAAAATCAGTGTTCGGTATGTTACGATTCTTTTACTGAAGAAAATCCCGCTGTGGCAAATACATCATGCTGTCCAAAATCATTAGTGCGAGCATGTACAAAATGTAAAAACATAATGGTGGAAGTATATGGCAAGAATATATGCTTAATATGTCGTACAAATTTATCTGTATCTCGATTAACAATAGCTCCAAGAACACAAGCAGTACCACCAATGTCTAATTTGCCACAACTAAGAACAAGAACTAACTCAAATAAAGAAATTCTCGATGATGAAAGAAGAATTATTATACGACGTCTATTTGCAAATAATAGAGTTGCTAATACAAGAGAAAAATATTCACGTATAGATAGAGCAGCAGCATCAAAAAGTGATGTAAACTCAGGATATGGTTCTTCTTATAGAGCATTAAAAAAAAGTATTGAAGAATTTCAAAGAACCACCCAAAGAACCACCCAAAGAACCACCCAAGAAACCACCCGAGGAACCACCCAAAGAACCACCCAAAGAACCACCCGAGGAACCACCCGAGGATTAAGAAGATAATTTACTTTTTATAAATGTTTTTATTTTATTTTTTATATCTTTAAAATTTATATTATTAGCTATTCCAACAAGTACTATACGTCCTTGTCCAAAATATAATTCTTTCATATATTATATAAAAATAAAATTAATATCCGCCTCTTAAACGTAAAACTAAATGGAGGGTTGATTCTTTTTGAATATTATAATCTGCAAGTGTTCTACCATCTTCGAGCTGTTTTCCAGCAAAAATTAATCGTTGTTGGTCAGGTGGAATACCTTCTTTATCTTGAATTTTACTTTTAATCATATCAATAGTATCAGATGATTCTACTTCAAGTGTAATAGTTTTACCAGTTAAAGTTTTAACAAAAATCTGCATATCTTATTATTATATATATAAATATTTTTTATATATATTATTGTAAATGGATAATATTAATAACCTTTTAGATAATATGTTAATTACAAAACCATGTAATATATGTAAGAAACCAAATAATAATAAATCTAAAAATATTTGTATAAATTGTACTAAAATATTAACACCACATTATGAAAATTGTACATGTATTTATTGTAGATAATTCTAATTACATTAACAACTTTTTTTTTGATATTTCATTTGGATTCCAAGATATATATATAATATTTGTATTGGGTTCAGGTAGTATTTGAACATATAATCCATTTTTTCTCAATGAATCAACGACGTAATCAATGCAATCTTTAATTTTATAAAGAGGTTTTCCATAAATATAATATGGTATTTCATAAAATATATTCATTCCACCAATAGTTGCTGTATTTTTAATTTTAACATGACATTTTTCAATAATTTTATCAAATGTAATATATTTAGCACTATTTTTTTTATCCTTTAAACTATATAATTCAGATAAAGATATTCTTGGAGGCATTATTAATTAATATATACAAATTATTTAAAGCTTTTTAATTGAACTTTCTTCAAGTTCATTAAATGATACCATTTTATTATAATCAACAGCTACTTTTACTTTTTTAACTGATTTAACTTTATTTAGTCCTTTATTATAAATACCATTAATAATGTCTTTATTTATAGCATAATTAAAATATTTAACATCTCCCATTTTAAGAACATTTTCTTCACCTATTTTTGTTGTATCAAAGAATTGATCTAAATTAACACCATTTGCATCACGTGATATAATATTTGTCAATTCTGGATTTATATAAAGTGGCGATTTATTATCTTTATGTGTTGCTGAGTATATATTATTTAATTCAACGCCATATTTAGTTTCAACTTTGTCATCGAAAACTAACATACCATTCATATATATTTTACACATAGCGCGATTAACAGATAATATATTTGCACTATCAGCTACTTCTTTCATAACTATTGAAACCATAAACCATTTACCATCAAAAGGTATATCCCATATACCTAATAGATTTCTATTTTTTTCTTCCCATTTATCATAAACTTGTATTTGGCTACATTCTTTATATGATGAATTATATTGATATGAATCAGGAGATAAAATATTATTATAATCAACTGCTAATTTTGAACCATTATGATTAATACGAATTAGTGGATTTTTTGTTAATAATGTTGGTATTATGGTTTCATTTACTGAACGAGCAGAACAATTATAATTATTTACATTATAATAAAATATTTTTTCCCCTTTCAACAATAAAGCAATATCTTTATTTTCATTATTATATTTTTCTAATTTTTCCTTATTAATATATAACCAAAAATTATATGAATATTCAGCACCACCTTGCTGATTTATAGATGATTTAATTGGTAAATAATTGTTATGCATTTTATTGTTAGTATTATATTTCCATTCTTTATTCGAATTAAAATCATAAACACCTTCAATAATATCTACTTCTCTTCTAATGTTATTTTCGCCATTAAACATGTTATATAATTCAATTAAATATATATTATAAGCTACATATCCCATTAATAATAATACTATTAATGAAATTATAATTTGCTGTAATGTACTATCTACCATTATTTGTTTCTTATATCTATTTAAAATATGGAAATAAAAATAATAATTAATCAAATTTATTTAATCTTATTCACTCATTTCTACATTAGATGATTTTAATTTATAAATTGGATTTCTTAAACCATATGCGCCTATTCCAAGAGAAGCTAACATCCCATTTATTGGTCCAGAACGATATTCTTTGTACATATCATTTTTATTTAAATCATAATTAAACATAGAAAATTTACTTATTAAACCAGAAAAACCATATGGCTCGCCTGTTTTTACACCACCAACTAATAAAGACCCATTGCTATCTAAATTTAATTTATCTAATCTTAAAGTTCCTGATAATCCTTTTGTTTTATCAAAACTTTCATAATAATTACCATCAATATATGTTGTTATTGATCCACCACCAATATCATTTATAACAAAACCTATATGTACCCATCTTTGTATTGGTACATAATTAATTGAAAAACCAGTTGCTATACCATTATGTGATAAATAATTATTAATACTTGTTTCATCATAATTTATAGAGTCCTTTGCCCATTGTGGTTCAGAATTATTATCTAAAGCAAATCTTACATGTAAAGTGTTTTTATCTTTATCTAATATAATGTGTGGGCTAGCATTTGCAATATGTTTATTATTAATATCACCACTTATATGGGCAACATGTCTATATACTCCTGCTCCCGCATTTATATTAAATATGTATATCCAAAAACAATAAGAGCGCTTTTTCCCATTTCCACTTTCTATTTTTTGTTTAAATGGTAATTCTGTTAATTGATTACAAAATAATGGAACATCTGAACCGGGTATTAATATTTTTTGTTGATATAAAACAGTATCTGTTATAATATAATATATTATATAACCAACTATAAAAGCGATTACCAATAATAATATTAATAAGAATAATACATTAGTATTATCACTAAATGTTTCAACAATAGCATCCTTAGTTTCTTGAACTGATATATTGCTAACTGCATCAGATATAGAAGATACAGCAGAACTAACAGCAGCACTTGTATTTTGAACTATTTTATTATTATTAGTAATATCACTTGTGTTAGAAAATGCACTAGAAACACTATCTTTAATATTATCTATAACATCTTTATTATCTTGTACTTCTACCATTTTTTATTTCAATCGTCTAATTAAAGGAAACAAATTTTCTATTAAATAAATTTATATGATAATTTGATATTTGATAATATGGAAAGTTACTAGAATTATATGTTGATTTAATATATTTTTTTTGTAATGATAAGTAACTTAAAATTTTTGTGAAATTCCCCATGATTGATACTGCTCCTTTTTTATATTTAAATAAAGACAAGTAATATACATATGATGTAAATATATTTATACACGAATCTACGTTATTTTTAAACATAAAAAAATCATAATAACACATCATATTCAAAAAATTTTTATAAAACTCGTTTTTTTTCTTATATGTTCCTGTGCGATTTTCTAAATCTTTAATTAAATTTTCATGAAATTTTAAAGGTATCATCCATGAATCTTTACTTATAATTTTTTTTATTTTTTTTCTATCAAAACTATTTCCGTACAAAAAGCTGATATCCGTGTAATCTTCAACGATAAGTTCATGTAATTCTCCATTGGGATTTTCTATATCTTTAAATAATTTATCTAAATTACCATTTGAACTTTTAAATAATTCATCTATATTTTTAATATTTTTAATACTTAATAAGTTTTTTATATCTTTATAATTAGGTATTTCTAAATTGTATATTTTACAAACTTTTTTTATTTCACCAATTTTCTTAATAATATCATTATTTGTGATACAAATTATAGGTATATTTTTAAGTTTTTTTTCATTTAATAATTTTAATAAACATACATTTATTGTTTTATCTGTAACAAATATACAATCAAAGTTATCTATAATAATAACTTTATTTCTAATATTATTTGTAAGTATTTGCACCAATGATGTGCTTGTAGCTTTTTGTATTATATCTTTCATTTGTGCTGATGTATAGCAATTATTATTATCAATTGTCGTTATATCATAATTTAAATAGTTACATATAGCATTAATTGCATAAGTTTTTCCTATACATGTAGCGCCTGCTACTATTATACAACTTTCAGGAGATATTTTAGTATTATAATTAAATTTTTCCAACCATATTAATATTTCCTTATATATAACATGGTTACCACAGAATCCTTCAATTAATTTATTCATTGTATATATATTAATTCTATCATCAATAATGTTAAATATAAAATAAGAGCGAATAAAGGTAGTACTAATACAACAGGTATAATAGTTGTTTCATTATCAATTTTATAACCAAATTTTTTCATATTACCATCTTCATCAAACATAATATAAGGTTGTATCATAAATATTACTGCTACCATTATTAAATAAATTACAAGTGTTATAATTCTTCTTGAAAACATTCTTTATCTATTATTTTAATAAGGAAAGAAAAAAATGAATTATAATATATTAATATTAATTATAATTATAATTTTAATAATTTTATTATTAAATTTTTATTATAAAGAAACTTTTATAAGCGGTACAACATTAATTACAGATAATCAGCTAAATGTATCAGGATCCTTATTTGTACCAAGTGATAGTATAGCCGATTTAATAGATAATATTAAAAAAACTAATAAAATTGATGGAAAAATAGTAGGTATTAATAAACCATTAACAATTGTATTAGATCCCTATATCAATTATTATGTTCTTAATAATACTAAGAAAAAAAAATATAACCAAGGTATATTTGTATGTATAAGTACTATTAGATTAGGAATAACTAAATGTTTATGGGATCTACGTAAAAAAATTATAGCGTATGTTTCAATGACTGATTATTTATTTATTCAAGCATTTATAAAAGCATATAGACAAGATATATCAAATATAACAGTTGTTAAAATAACTACCGATGATTTAAAGAGCAAGGATAATAAGTTTGATTATTTATTTACTTATGTAGTTCTTGATAGTAATTATATGTATTATTTAAAAGAGCAAAATTATTTTATAAATGGTTTTGATGATGTTGATATACATAGAATAAAAGCATTTTATCCTTTTATTGAAGAAAATTATAGTAGTATTAGACAATATTTTAATAAAGATTTAAATGATCGTACTTATGATGTTTATTTAAGTAATAAAATTAGTTTAATACCTACTATGTCTCTTGATGTTATAAATTTAGTAGAAAATTTTATTACAAGACTTAAAATGCCCGAGGATTACTTAGAAGCAGTTGATAGAGAAAATGAGAAAGGGGCTAATACAGGCAACTATGGTTGTTACGGAAATGATAAGATAACAAATAAATTTGAATGTGATTCTTTATATAATTATGATGGTACTGTTAAAAAGTATTATAGCAAATGGGATAAAAAATGTACAAAAAATGAAGAGTGTCCTTATTATAAATCAAATAAAAATTATCCAAATAATAGAGGCGGATGTAAAGATGGGTTTTGTGAGTTTCCAGTAGGTATTAAACGTATAGGTTTTAAAAAATATAGGGATACAGATGTTAATAGTCCTTTATGTTATAATTGTGGCGATACAACAGATTATGATTGTTGTGCAAATATAGAAAATGATAATGGTAATAATGATTATGTATTTGAAAACGATTTTAATGATAGAAAAGATAATAATTTAAAAACAATAATTTCCTCATTAAATTATAGAGTATCATAATAATTATGAATAATAATTTCATAGTATATTCTTTTAATTTAATATCAATAATTATTATATTTATATTGTATTTTATTGTAATAAGTAAGTATATACATTGCGAGGAAAATGTTGAGAATTTTAATATAAATGAATCAAATATTAGATATAATAATCTTTTTAATTATAAGCCTTCGAATGCTAGAATAATGTATAATAATACTGGTGATTTGCCGTGGAACAGACATGTAATAAATTCAAGCATACCTTATGATATTGATATAAAACACGAAGCACAAAATGTATATTATTACGAATATGATAATGAAACGTATACCAATAAATTAAAAACACTATTTAAGAGTAATTGCGAAGAAACAATAATTGCTGTTGAAGGTAATGAATGGAGTAAATGGATTAATCCAAAAACATTAAAAAATGAAATTCTTAAAAGTAAATTAGTATCATATTATAATGATATATTAGAATTTATAACTAAAAAATTGAATGAAGATGGCATTATGGATTTACCTGGGTATGATGAGAAACGTGATATTCAAGTAGTACACGATATAATGTTGAGATATAGAACAAATGTAGAAAATGAAAACTATATCATGTTTGATGTTGATATGATATTATATCGCGCAGGTAAGTTTCAAGGCAAACATGTTAAAATGGTAGTAATATCCAATGGTTATACTATTAATATAATAATGGTAAAAGTAATTGGTGTTGTTTCAGAAGATAAAATAGTACTACATCCATATCGAGCATATGATATTATGAATAAAAATAATTTTAATCAATACGTGCCTATGAAATATGGTAATATTGATAGTGATGTTAAAAATAGTCAGGATAATACTTTTGAGGTTAGCGATGATTATATGAATAAAGAAATAGAAAATATATTATATAAGAAATTGTTAGAGGAAAATATACCAGAAGATATAGATATAAGTAATAATAATTATATACCACAAGAAGGGGAGATAATTAAAAGAGACAGATGCAATTTTTAGTTATATTATATAAATATTCAGATACATATTGGCTTTTTGTATAAACAGGTATATATTGATATGGTAATACAGTATAATATTTAAGAGTATTCATAATTAATATATAGATATTAAAAATGAGTACATAATTTTATTTTTCTTAGAGATTTTATAAACTTTATATTTTTTAATAGATTTTATAAATTATGTACTCAATTTTATAAAGCCAATATTCATCATCTCCTCAATCTAAATCATATCAACAAATATATTTTGATTATATATTAAATAATATTTTAATACCATTTTCTTTTGATAACATGCTTGTAACATTTAAACCTAGTAATGTTATAAATAAAAACCCGTATTATATTGACATATAAAGGAGTATCTTATTTTTATAATTATATAATGAAAATCATAGATTGTTTTATATTTTATAATGAATACAATTTATTACTTATGAGATTTACTGAATTATATGATATAGTTGATTAATTCGTCATTGTTGAAGCTACATCAACGCATTCTGGAAAAGAAAAAAGAGCTAAACTTCAAGAATAATCTCAAATTATATGAAAAGTTTTTAGATAAGGTTACTTATATAATTGTTAATAATATGCCTAATACGGCAAATGCATGGGATAATGAAAATTATCAAAGGGCTTGTATTGACAAAGGTATAAAAAAACTAAAATTAAATAATGAAGATATAATTATGATAACAGATTGTGATGAAATACCAAACAAAAATACATTAAAACTAATAAAAGAAAATAAATTACAAATTAGCAAAGATTATATTTATGGATTAGATATGGATTTTTATTATTATAATTTTACATGTAAGCAAGATATACAATGGACAAAAGGTAAGTTGTTAACATTAGAAAAATATAATAATTCGCTTATGAATAATGAAAAGCGTCTTTTAGAAAATATTAGATCAACGCAAAATAAATTAATAAAAAATGGTGGTTGGCATCTTTCATTTTTTGGTAATACCGATTTTATAATAAATAAAATTAAAAACTTTGCACATCAAGAACATAATACAGATGCTTATATTAGTGATATAGAAAATAATGTAAATAATAATAAATGTATTTTTAATAAAAGAAAGCTTAAAAATATTAATATCAAAGATAATAATAATCTACCAGAAAACTATAAAATTATGATTTAAAGCTTTTTTGAAATAATTATATTTATAGTATGTCAATTGTTAAAAGATATATAAATTTATGTGATAAAGATATTAAGTTTACAGCATTTGGACTATTATGTGGTTGTACTGGTTCATATTTTAGTGTATATGCAAGTGAACATACTAGTAGAATGATGCAAGGAGATTTTTCTAATGAGAGATTATTAAAATTATTATATGCTAATATATTTGCCATTATTACATCATCATTAAGAGGAACATGTTTTGCATATTCACAGAAATGTATGAATGTAAGATTAAAAAAAATAATATACAATAAACTTATTAATCAAAATAGTAAATATTATGAAATAACACCAGTAAGTACATTACTAGAATATATTAATAATGATGTTCGGATAGTATCAGATTTAATTTCATTAAATATTAATGTAATATCACGATCTACAATACATGTGATTGCTACATTATGGTTATTAACTAAAATATCATGGAAATTAACAGGTATAGCATGTATATTAATTCCTATTAATTTGCTAATATCAAATGTATATGAAAAACTAGATAAATATTATATGGAAGGAATAGATGATTTAAATAAAGAAGTTAATGCATATTCTCATGAAACTCTTACACACATATCCTTAATAAAAACTTATGCAAATGAAGATAATTGCAATAAAAAATTTTATAGATTACAAGAAAAAATTAAAAAGTATGACAAGAAAAACTCCTTATTATATGGTATTAATTTGCTATTTGTTAGTAATATACCAACTTTTACTACTATTGCAATTATATTAGTAGCTCGTTATTTAAATGCAATGAATGGATTAATAACGTTTATATTGCATAATCAGAGTTTATATGAAAATGTTAAAGCTATTATACATTTTAAAAATGAATTTATAAAATGCCGAGAGCCTTATAAACGTATTATTAATATGTTAGATACAAATGAAAATAATAAGAGTTATTATGTACCAGAAAATGATATTTCTGGAAGTATTGAATTCAAGGATATTAAATTTAAATATGATAAATCGGAAAGTTATATATTAGAAAACTTTAATTTTAAAATAAACAGTGGTGAAAAAATTGCAATTATTGGAGAATCTGGTTCAGGTAAAAGTACATTAGTCAAGACAATAACAGGTATATTATCACCAGAATCAGGAAATATACTAATAGATGATGTAGATATTAATCTATATGATAACAAATGGATAAAAAGTAAAATAGGATATGTTGCACAGGATAGTGTATTATTTAGCGATACTATTGCCAATAATATCGCTTATGGATATGATGATGCTACAAGAGATGATATTGAATATGCGGCGAAGCAAGCAAATGCACATGATTTTATTATGAAATTACCAAATAAATATGAAACCAAAATGGAGGGTACTGAATTAAGTTCTTTATCTGGTGGGCAAAAACAACGTATATCAATTGCAAGAGCACTAATACGTAAACCAAAAATTATAATATTTGATGAAGCTACATCGGCATTAGATCCTAAATGTGAAGAAATAGTGCAAAATACAATTAGAGATTGTATCAAAGATAAAAACATAACAATTATAATAATTGCACATAGAAAATCTGCTCTTGTATTAGCCGATAAAGTATATAAATTTGAAAATTCTAAACTAGTTTTAAAATAAAACAATATATCTGCGTTTAAATATAGGATAATGAATATTAATTTTATTAATAAATTACCAAATAAAAATAATATAATTAATATTTCATCAAATGGAGAAAATAATAGTATCAAGATTACATCAGATTTAGATATTATAAAATTATCAAAAAGCATTAAAACAATAATATCTTATAATGTAGCTATGAAAAATGATATAATATTTAATTTAGCAAAATTAAATAAATATAAAATAGAAGCTTTTGTTTATAAAATTATTCAAGGTTTATATTCATTTAATAAATATAAAAAAGAAAATAATAAAAGTAATGTATTATTCTATGCTCCACAATATAAGCTTAATAAAGCTAAATTATTGAGTTTAGTTAAATCTGCTAACATTACAAGAGATTTAATTAACGAGCCATCTAATAAAATTACACCATTAAACTTCGCAAAATATGTTAAAATGTATTTTAAAAAGAGTAAAAATGTAAACATTAAAGTAATTAACGAAAAAGCAATTAAAAGATTAGGATTAAATTTAATATATGCTATTGGTGGATATTCGGCAAATAAGCCTAAGTTGGTAATACTAGATTATAAACCTAGAAATTATAAGAAAACTATATGTTTAGCTGGTAAAGGTGTAACCATTGATACCGGTGGATATTCTGTTAAAAATGTTAAAAATATGAATAATATGCATATGGATAAAGAAGGTGCTTGTATTAGTATAGGTATTTTTGATAACTTAGTAAAACAAAATAATAAAAATAGAATTATATGTTTATGTCCATTGGTTGAAAATATTGTTTCAAATGCTTCTTCAAAACCAAAAGATGTTGTTAAAGCATATAATGGACAAACAGTAGAAATAGTAAATGTAGATGCAGAAGGTAGATTAATATTAGCCGATACATTGGCATATATATCTAAAAATTATAAACCTGACTATATATTTGATATAGCAACATTGACACCTTCCAGTGATGTATATTGTCATACAAGTTTCTCTTACTTTACAATAAATGAAAAATTATCTAGAATCGCTATCAGTAAATGCAAAGATGTAGGAGAAAAAATAATAAGAATACCACCATGGGTAGAATATATGGAATATATTAAATCTAATATTGCAGATGTCAAAAATAGCGGATATAAATGTAATAAAGGTGATGGTTTTATGGCAAGTTTATTTCTTATGAATTTCATAGATAAAAATTATAGAAATAAATGGATTCATTTTGATATAAGAATGATGAGTGATAATAATGAACTTAACATAGCAGAAGGGTTTGGAACAATATTAAAGATAATTAATAATATTTAATTTATGTTTTTTTGCCATTATTTAGCAAATTTAGTTTATACCTTTTTACATTTTACACCTTAGGAAATTATAATAGAAAAGAAAAACATAAAAAAATTATTTATAATTTACATATTTACACATTCGGCGTTTCAAATGTGCAAAGGTGTGTAAATGTTATTTTTAGAAAAATTTAATCCTAAGGGTTATACTATGGCGATATTAATGTAATAAATTAGTAATTTTTTGTAAAAATTGATTTTTATTACTTATAATACTGAATAACATGTCGTTTGCATACGAGTTCGAGAAATATCTCTGTGATACTGAGAACATTAAGAAAACAATTGAAAAATATGGTGTTGCAATTTCACCTTTATTAGATAGATGTGAGTGTGATGAAATGATTAAAAATAAATGGGATTTGCTGGAACACTTAACAAAAAATTTTGCTACTCCTATTAATAGAAATGATAAAAGAACATATAAGCAAATATGTGAATTATTTCCAAATCATAAGATGTTACTACAACATTGGAAAATAGGGCATTCTAAACTAACATGGAATGTGCGACAAAATCCAAAAGTTGTTGAAGCATTTAAAAAAATATGGGATACTGATGATTTGATTACGAGTTTTGATGGTGCTAGTATTTACATATTAGATAAACCTACGCGTGAATCAAAATCATGGTTTCATGTTGATCAAAGCTATACGAGAAATGGCTTTGAATGTATTCAATGTTGGGTAAATGCATATGATACAAATGAAGGTGACGCAACGCTAGTTATATTGGAAAATAGCAATAAATATCATGGTGATTTTCAAAAAGAATTTAACATTACAGATAAAAAAGATTGGTTTAAATTGCAGAATAAAGAACATTATGATTTCTATATTAGTAAGGGTTGTCGTGAAGTAGCTATAAAATGTCCTCGTGGATATGGAGTATTTTGGGATAGCAGAACTTTGCATTATGGTAATCCAGTTCAAAAAACAGCAAGTGACAATTATAATTATCGATGTGTAGTATATATTTGTATGACACCTAGAATACTTGCAATAAGCAAAGATTTAAAAAAAAGAAAAAGAATATTTGCTGATTTAAGAATGACATCGCATTGGCCTCATAAACCAAGATTATTTCCAAAAGTACCACAAACATATGGAAAAAAAATACTAGATATAGCAGATATAGATATGAATATGGTAAAAGAATATATAAACGAAGTTGGTTTAAAACTTATTTAGAATAGTGTAAACATTCTATTGCTAGTAAACATTCGTGGTTTGGCTTGAAATAACTTATAATTATTAAATATACTTGTATTAGTATTTTTTATTTTTATATTAGTTAAAATATATTCAAGAAAATATATATTAGTTTCTATATCATTTAGTATATATTCGTATATAATATTATTAACATCGTCATTTAATTCAACAAAACTCATTATTTATTTTGCCAAGGATTTTTATTTACCCAGGGATTTTTATTTTGCCATGGGTTTACGTTTATCCAAGGTGTTTTATTATACCACCATTGTGAAATCTTGTTTTTCCAAGGATTTTTATTTTTCCATGGTATCCATATATGAGGATCATAATATATTTTTTTTATACGTTTTGTATAAAAAATTAGTGTAAATATTGTACTTGCAATCAAACCATTTGTAAAAATTATAACAGGGTAATTATAATTTTTTTTCGTCATTTAATATATATATATAATATGATAAATAACTTGCATAACTCAACCATATAATATAAGGGACCAATGCAATCATTGCTAAAATATGAACATTACTATAATAATTAGATTGTAATATAAATTGAATTAATGTGAATATGGCAAATACTAAACTTAATATTACTATTATAAATCCATTATATAATCCATTTTCACCGAAAAAAACTGGTATATATAAAAAATTAAATATAATAGCGATAATAGGTATTATCCAATATTTAATATTTTTAAAGTATATTTTTTTTCCACACTTAGAAATTCCATAAGGACTACAATCAACATTATATAATGCATAACTATATATTAAACCAATGAGTAAATATAATATTGGCCAAACTATTCCAAATAAATAACTAGGTGGATAGTAATTTGGTTTTTTTAGATTTTTATATTTATCTTCTTGCCACTTTTTACCATAAATAGCACCAATGGACATGCCAATTATCAAAGGTAAAAATACAATAATATAATATATAATATTAACTAATATATCAGTTCCTTTTTTACTTTTAGAATTATAACAATATACATCACCAATACAATTCATAGTAGAAATATCTAATATAATATTAGAATTATATAAATTATATACTCTTTACTTTGTTACTTGTCTCTTCTGTAACAATATATGTATTGATACCATACTTTTTTTTCATCAGATCGATACTTATATATTATATTTAATTTCTATATTGCCATATATTTAAAAGATATTCTAATTAAGTAAAAATTGATTTAATATATTTATATTAGTTAAATCATACTATGCAATACGTGGGAGCACATATTAATCGTGATAAAACTATCATAAAAACTATGGAAAATATTAAGAAAGCTGGTGGGAATGCATTACAAATATTTATATCAAGTCCACGAAGTACGGCTTTAACAGATATCGCAAAATATAATAGTGTTTCTCGTGAAATTAAAGAATATCTAAAAGAAAATGACTTTAAATTAGTTATACATTCACCTTATGTTATTAATGTAGCTTCGGAATTTAAAAATGGTAAGCGTACGTTGTCTATTGATGAATGTTATTGGATAAAAACAATAATAAATCAATTGGAAATATCAGATTTAATTGGTTCAATTGGTGTTGTTCTTCATGTTGGTAAACATGTTAACCTTTCTTATAACGATGGTCTTAATAATATGAGAACAGCTATTAAATATGTTTTAAATGATATTGCAAAAAAAAATTTAATTACAAAATTAATTCTAGAAACACCCGCGGGTCAAGGAACGGAATTACTTACAGATTTAAAAGAATTTATTAAGTTTTATAATAGTTTTACAAAAGAAGAACAAAAATATTTAGGTATTTGTTTAGATACTGCTCATACATGGGCACTTGGATATGACCTAGATGAAGCTTATGAAATATTATTTAGCAAAAATAATGCTAAAAATATTACATTAATACACCTTAATAATAGTCTTGTTAATAAAGGTGCTAAAAAAGATAGACATGCTACTTTGCTCGATGGTATAATACCAAATGATAAAATGAATGATTTTATCAAAAGTTTAAAAAATAATAAAACTATCATTATTCTTGAAACACCATCAACATATTATGAAAAAGAAATTTCTCATATTTATAAGTTATGTTCTTAAATAGTATCCTTAGCTAATATCCAATTTTCAGGTCGCAAATCATGTAATTTATGATTTTTATAATATGGTCCAAACCATACTTCCGGTGAAACAACATAATTTTTATTTGCTAGATATGCCCCCATCCATGAAAATGTACTATTAGCAATTATAAAATTGTCACATGATGACATTAGTAACATTTGTTTCCAATCAGGTATATTATCTGCTACTTTTTTATAATGCATATTAGGATAATGATTATTGATGATTTTAATATATTCATTAACAATATTATTATCAACTTTTTGACAAAATATTAGTATATTATAATCTTTAAGTATAATATCTCTATTCACAAGCTCTTTTAATGCATTCAAATAATATTGTACTGGTTTGATTGGATGTAGATTTTGCAAATAATAATAATTTCCAATACGAAAATGAATAGCAATAGTTTTTCTATTAAAATATTCTGGAAATTCTTCTTTAATATTTGCAATCTTAGTATCAATATCAAGCATACTTTTAATTTTATTTATATTATGTTTAAAATATTTATCACTTTGAAAAAAACCTTGCAATACAACATCACTATCGTATTTTGGTATTTTATTATAATGAAATACATTTTCGTCATATTTATTTTGAATATCACAAGTATCACTAATTTTATCTTTTAATTTGCTAAACATTGTATCCCAGTAATATCTCTCTGTTTTAAATTCAGTTGTATTATAATATATTATATAATCATCACAATTATCTATATAATATGATAACATGTTAAATAACATAAACATCTGATTACCGAGACCCGAATGTAAGTGAATTCCTACTTTTTTCATTATATATATTATAATGTAAAAGACCTTATATAAATATATATATTTATAATATTTTATTCAATATTTATTGCTTCTATTCGCATTTTTCCTATAATATTCATAATATATATAGAGTATATAGGTGGCGAATTTGAGAGCACATTGGATACATTATCTAAGGTAGGTTTTAATTTTTCATACCCTAATTTTTTAAGTACAATAGTATATATTCTATGATCTCTTATTTCTTGTAATAATTCCTTTGATTGAGGATATATAATTTTACTATATATCAAATCCTTGATATCATCGGGCATAGTATTAAAACACTCTATATAGCTTACACTTGCCATATTATAATGTTAAAAAATAAATAATATACAAATCAATTTTTTATCAATTCTTTACATATTATTAAGAACGGCTTTGAAAACGTGAAAGTCAACACGTTTTTCGTAAATACATTTTGGCATTATAGCATCCGGGTTAGGTGATGATATATTAGTTATAAAGCTTGTTGGATTTTCTCAAATCCTTGAAATCCGTAAATATTATTTCAATACCCCATGTTCCTCCAAATATTGGGGTATGTTTATCCCATCCTCTTTTTTTGTTTTCTTTTTCGATATTTCCCTCCCTAACAAAATGACTATCGTATTTTCCATAAGCTGTCAATTTACCAGATACACCGGTCGATTTTTTGTTTTGCATAAACCAGATATTATCTCCCTTCTTGAATTTTTTTAGGATGTTTTCATATCTTGGTATATTTCTTATGGCCCATATGCCATTATGTCCTTGTTGAAAGAAGTGTTTGCCATCCTGGATACGGATGATCCAATCATTTACATTAACTTTATCAGTCATGTTATCCTAATTTAAACAGGAGCTTATCAATTTTTAATTATTTCTAAACATATTAGTATTCGACTTTATTTGTATTTTCAGCCCATCTCTCAAATGTCTTAATAGCCTCTTTATTATCTACTTTTATTATTGGTAGACATTTGGCATCATTAGACTTTTCTAATTCTTTGTAAATAAAATCATCACTAAAACCTATATTTGCTGCATCAACTCTTGTATTACTATAATATATCTTATCTAACCTTGCCCAATAACATGCAGCTAAACACATAGGACATGGTTCACAACTAGTATAAATAGAACACCCTTCTAAGTTAAAAGTGTTTAATTCCTTACATGCATTTCTGATAGCAACAATTTCTGCGTGTGCTGATGGATCATTATCAATAGTTACTTTATTATTACCATTTGAAATAATATTTTTATCCTTAGTTATTACAGCTCCAAATGGACCACCATCACTATTATTTGCATTTTCAATTGCTTTATTCATAAAATATAAATCATCCTTTTTATCTTTTAAAGAATGATACTCTTTAATAAAATCTGTCATTTTTATATTTGTATATATAATTATATTCTTAAATAATATACTTAGTAACCTCTAACATCATAACGTTTTTTATTTACACCAAAAGGTGTATCACCCGAATAAATAGGAATATTAGGAGAAATACCATTTATATTATTTGGTAAAGCCCAAGTATCAATAGTATTTACATTATCATTAATACTATAATGAGTTCCACCACCAATTTTTAGTATATCTTCTTTTTTACACTTATATTTTTCAAGGTATTTTGTATTATCTAGAATATATAAAAGAGATAACATACGAAAGTTATAAAATTTCATTAAGTCTTTATACATTTATTTACAATAATAAATTAAATTCTTATATCTTTTCAAAGTCTTCAATAATATCGTTGTTTTCTTTTAACATATTGTATTTGAAATTTAATTCATTTAAATCATTATTTAACAATTCAATTTTATTTTCTAATTTTATAATATAATCCTGAATTATCTTATTGATAGATTTTAAATCTTTATTTTTTTCTTTTTCATTTTTTAATTCTTTTTTTAATAATTCTATTTCTTGCTTTAAAACATAATTATTACCTATATAATAATCAATATAGCTATTATTACCACCGAACATATAATGTAAGTTAGTATACATTATTTAATTATATAAACAATTATTTTTTATATAATTAAACAAATGACAGATGCAAATATTAATTACTACAACAACTTATCAAATAAGTTTAACTTATATCATAAAAATAATATAAATATACTTATACATCTAATTACTACACCATTATCAATATTGGAAATAATATCGATTATAAACAAAATATCAAATAATACATTATTTGTTAAAACGTTAGGATTAATTTATTACATATCTCTTGCATATAATGATATACCATTTAACGTTCTTTGTCTTACTTCTTATGCAATTTCGACCATAGTTGTTATATCTAATAAAATAAAAATGAAACTATTGTATAATATATTGGTATTTATTATAGGATATTTAGCACAAGACTTATCACATTATTTAACAAATGAATCTACATATCAAAGTAGTTATATTAATACTGAATATATTTCACCTAATATTATAAAACAATTTACAGAACATACTTATTATTTATTACCGCTTATAATAACGAGTTCTATAAAATCAAAAATAATTTATAATAATACTATTTTATATAAATTTTTTGGTATATTACCCCTCATATTTGTTTATATAACTGATTATCTAGTATCAAAAGGACATATTGTACATCTTTGGGATTTTAGAGAATGCAAAATAATAAAAAAAGAATATAGTAATATTTATTATATATTAACCTTATTTATCATAAGTTATTTTACAGACTATAAAATATTTTTAATTGGTACATCTTTTATACATTATATTCAATATATACTTGTTTATTATTATCGTGGAATAATTAATTATAACAAATTTAAAAGAGATGTTATATTTTATAAATATTTATCTATGATACAATTATATTCATTATATATATCAACTTTTACATCTTTATCATGTGTTTATAATAATTTATTAAGTATAATTATAATTATATCTGGTAATATTTTATCAGGTTACTCAGCTTATTTACTTGGCATAGATGGATGTTATTTTGGTATTGAATTAGGATACATAAATAAAAAAAAATTTTATATTTCAAAATTTCCTTATGGATATATTCCTCATCCAATGATATTATCTCAATGTATAGCTTTATATACTATGAATTATAATTTACTATTTTACAATAATTGGCCATTTTTAATTAATTTTCATATATTATTTTATATAATACATATTATACAAGAACATTTTGATATATACAAATATAATAATTTACCTATTTAGATTATTATTAATAATATTATTTATGATATATTTAATATAGTTATTTTTATATTGAATATCTTGCTTTATTGTTCTATCTGTCATGTAAAATATAAATGAGTATTTTTTTTCAAGAGACATTTTTGCAATTATACGATTTAGTGTATTTTTAACTTCGGTATATGTTAAACTATTTATTTTGTCATGTAATTTTTCAATATACTGCAAAGATATAAATTCAATATTCATATAATATTCATCATGTGTTATCGCACAACAACAAACGTTATATATTCCATAATATTTTACTAATTTATTATTAATAAAATAAACTAATTTTATTTCAGATAATAAATCAGAATTTTGTGGATAATATATTTTTGAATAAATTTTATCAATTATATCATCAGGTAATGTATTAATATATTTATCCATATCCCACTATATTAATATAATTATTTTCTAATATAATTTTTAATAATATGTTATTGGAATATATTTTTTTCAGATATTAATAATAAAATAAATACCATAAAACAATATATCATATGGAATAATTATTATAAAAATAAATATTGATTATTATATTCGCTAGCTTTAACGGGAGTTTTGCAAATAATATCACCACATTGATCTCTATTTTGATAAACAGAATTAATATTTGTCATAGTATTATTACATTTTTTTACATTCCATCTCCCCTAGCATCAGTTGATTATTAGAACCAATTTCATTAACAAAGTTCTTAAAAATACTAATTATTTTTTTTATTATTATATATAACTTGATATATCTTTAAATACTACCATTTTAATGGTTATGGGGGTCTATACTTAACAACATTATCTAGAAATTTTCTATAATGTTTATTGTTTATATTTCTATTTTTATTATTATCTATTGTTTTTTCACGAGATACAGAATGTATTTCTTTCACTCTTTCTTTACGAGATGTTTCCCATTTATTAATATTTTCAGTTATTGATGATTTATCAGGTTTCAAATAATGCATTAGTTCAGCTACATCTTCAAATGCTACATTTGCACCCATACCTAATCCAGGTGTCATCGCATGTGCAGCATCGCCAATCAACATAACATTATTTTTGTGCCATGTATCACACATATTAATATCATTTATACCAGATATATGTATAGCATTGTCATCAACTTCACTAATAATATCATTTACAATCAATGGATAATCATAAAATATTCCTTTAATTTCAGCTTTTTTTGAATATTTTTTAATTCTATTATTATTATACATCTTTGTACCTGTAAATGACATATATTTACCACCTATTTCTCTCCATGTAAATAAATTGCCAGCTTTTTCTTCAATCCAAGAAATGCTATCAGTTTCAAGTCTAAGAAGTAAATCTTTATTTGCTACATTTTCTTTTTTTACAATTCCACGAAAAATACTTTTATCGTAGTAATATATATTTTTAATTCCAAATAAACAATCTCTAACACGTGATTTTATACCATCTGCGCCAATTAAAATATCTGTATTAATATTTTTATCTTTAAATACCACATTAATATTTTGCGTATTACTGTCAATACTATAATTTGTAAATGTATGATTAAGATGAATCATATTACTCGGTATTTGTTTTAATAATGCTTTTTGAATACACAAATAAGATGTTAAATCAAACTCATTATTTTCAATTTTAATAAGATTATTATTAATATCATATATTATATTTCGCGTTTTATGTAATGTATTTTGATTTATATCTTTTAACGCGCTACTAGATATTTTTTTTAAAGATTCTCTACCATTATTAAAAAACCCTATTGCTGAACCTGATGGTCTAATTTTATGAGCCTTATCATAAATATTAACATTAAAACCATTTTTACTTAAAGCTATACCTGTTGATAATCCAGATATACTAGCACCAATAATAGTAACATTTAGTTTTTGAATAGGTTTCAATGCAAGATTATTAATAATGTGAAAACTGCATGCATTATAAATATAAAAAAATATAAATAAATATTTCATTTGATATTATTTTATATTATTTGAATAGATAAATAATAATGAAATGTCCATATATATTTATTTTTGATATAGATAATGCAATAATTGGAAAAGTATATTATATTTTAAATGAATATAATATAAATAAAAATATAATAGATACAAATGATAATATTAAACCTATGAAGCTAGATTTTACTGATGATATGAGAAACGGATTATTGCGACCTGGATTTATTGATTTTATAAATTTTTGTAAAAAAAAATATAAAAAATGCGAATTTTATGTATATACAGCATCATCATATGAATGGGTTCATAATGGTTTAGTTGAATCAATAGAAAAAGTAGCAAATATTAAATTTAATAAACCATATTTTACAAGAGAAGATACTATTCCATTTAAAGGTAAATCTATTAAAATAATAGTAGACCATATAAAAAATAAATATAAATTAAAAGATGATATCAATAATAAAATTGTTTTTATTGATGATATAGAAAATAATACAACTACTTATAAAAATAGGCAAATAAAATGCCCAAAATATGAAAATATAATATATAGAGATGTATATCAAAATTTAACAAATTTATATGGTGAAAAAATTATTAAAACAAAAAATATTGAAAATATATTTGTTAATAATTGCAATTTGCCTTATTATAATGAGAAAAGTGATAATATATTATTAAAAAACAAAGATTATTTTGATTTATTAAATATTACTAATAAAAAACATGCAGAATTATATAATATAAAATATAAGGATGATATGTTTTTTGCTACATTAATAAAAAATTTAAACAATTTATCTGATAAAAATATAGCTAAGATAAACAAACTATTTAATTAATTGCAAATATATCTCATCATAATATTCATAGTATACAGCTCTTGATTAAGTAGCTTAAATGCATATGGCATACGTACTTGTGCTATATCTGTATTATTTTTACAATTTTTACAGCTATAAATATTTTTATCTGTATTAACATTTGCATGCATTCCACAATATTTACAAACAAATATTCTATAATTATCAGAAACGTGCAGCATTCTCTCTGCAAGGAAATTGGCCGTACCATGCGCAATAAAGCAATCGCGCTCCATTTCACCTAAACGCAACCCACCAGAACGTGCACGACCTTCACTCGGTTGTCTTGTAAGCATAACAATTGGTCCATTTGAACCACGTGAATGAATTTTGTCTGTAACCATATGTTTTAATCTCTGATAATATGTAGGTCCAATAAATATCTCGGTTTTAATTTGTTCTCCTGTACGTCCATTATATAGAATTTCATTACCATATCTTTCCATACCGGACTCTTCTAGTACTTTTGCAATATCTTCAACAGAACAATCATTATATGGTGTTGAATCGCCATAAGCACCAATATGACAGCCTGCTTTACCCATAATACATTCCATTAATTGCGCAATAGTCATACGCGATGGAATAGCATGAGGATTCATGATAATATCAGGTACAATACCATCTTTTGTAAATGGCATATCTTGATGTTTATATGTCATACCAATAGTTCCTTTTTGTGCACTACAACTGGCGCATTTATCTCCAATTTCTGGCTTTCTGTTTTTGCGAATTCTAACTTTACAAAACTTATATCCTTCACTATTAATACCATTGTAATTCATATCGACATAACCATCATCATTGGCTTTCATAACAAGACTGTTATCGTGATAATTAATTTCACCATTTATTTTTTTTGGCATAACTTTACCAACTATTACATCATTACCATTAACATAAGTATTCTTTGGTACAAATCCATCATTATCCAATTTGTTATATGAATATGGTTTTTGTACAGATTTATTTTCAGGATTTGTAAAGATTTCTTCTTCACCTGTACTATGATTTTTATTACAAACGTCTCTCACTGCTTTATAATATGTGCTTGTAAATAGCCCTCTATCTAATGCTGATTGATTTATCATAATGCTGTCTTCTTGATTAAATCCTGTATGTGTCATAATTGCTACTATCGCATTAACACCGGATGGTAATTTATGAGCCATAGTATATTTTGAAAGCTTAGTACATACAAGGGATTTTTGAGGATAATTCAAGATATTACCCATAGTATCAATTCTTTTATTGAAATTGCTTGTATAAATGCCAAGTGCTTGTTTACCCATTGCACATTGATAACAATTTCTTGGAGATTGATTATGGTCACTAAATGGAATATTTACACCTAAAATACCATTAATTAAACTTGGATGAATTTCACAATGTGTATAACATGGTGGTAATGCGGTACCTTTAATTCCTTCATCAAGATCAGTTGGAAATGTAGCAATCATGGCATTATTAATTTCATCACAATCCATATATTCAATAAAACCTTCTTCATCCAAATAGCTTTCTGGATCATCGTGGTTTGTTACTATTTCATTTGGTACTATGAAATAATCAAAATGCTTGTCTTTAATATATTCTTTAAAACTAATATTTTTTCTTTTTAGAATACGTTCAATTCTAAGAACACTTTTATTAGTTTTTTTATCATAATCTACTATGTATAGTGGTCTATACATACGTCCTGCTTCGGTACTAATTATAATATTTGAACGTTGAATATTCCAAACTATGGATGTCATTGGATGAATAATACCACTTCTCTTATAATGTTTTAATTTGCAATAAAGTTCATTTGGATTACAATGATATCCAATAATATCACCATTTATCATAACATAAACATTATTTTCATTGCCCATATTTTTTAGAAAATCCATTGATGATTTATTATAATCATAACTAAAACTGTCATCATACGTATTAATTCCAAGCTCAATTAGAATTTTCCTAATATGTGTACTATTCATAGATATTGAAATATTTGTACTAAGAGCCATATTTTTAACTAGTCCAACTGAACTACCTTCTGGTGTCTCCGCTGGACATATCATTCCAATTTGGGAATTATCTAATTTACGTGGTTGAACCAATTTGCCGTTCTTTTCCATAGCTGTATTAATTCTACGCAAATGCGATAATGTACTTGCATAAGACATTCTATTTAAAACTTGTGAAACACCTTGTTTAATATTTTGAAAAGTTCCCATACTTTTAATTCCCCAATTTCCAGTTGACAATGAATATTTAATCCACGATTCAAGCAATGATTGTTTAAAGAATCTAGTAATACTAATATCTGAAATAATATTAGATATAGGCGTATTACTATTACCTCTCCAAAGACCTAACTCCTTTTCAATCGCAGATTTAAGTTCCTTTGTCATTTTACCATAGCATTGTCTGAACAAATTTGACATTAGGATACCTGGTGTATCAACGCGTTTATTAATATATGAATCACGATTGTCATATGTATCATAACCAAGATAAATGCGAATCATTTTGCGAATAATATAACCAACATAAAGTGCTTTGCGTCTATAACTTTTACCTACATGAGGTAGAAAATCATTAATAAGATTATTACGCAATAATTCTCTATTTTCTTCATGTTCATTATTTTTATTTGCACCAATCATAATCTTAATAAGAACATTTTCTGCTTGTTCTTGTGTAGTAATATCACATGCATCTTCACAACAAGCCATAAGTTCAGATATAATTCTTTCATTTTTCTCTTGATTCATGTCATAAACAATATGATTAATAATCTCTTTATCACTTGTAATACCTAGGGCGCGAAATATTACAAATACAGGAACTTCTGAACGTAAGAATGATGTATTGATTCTAATAATACGACCCATATGGTTTAGTTTACCACTCATATTAAGACAAGTTGTTTTAGGTGGCAAATAAGACGAATCGCATATAGATCTAATTTCTGCATATAATCCTTCGCTATTATTATTAGGTTGAAATACAAGTGTCTTATTTTCATTAATTCTATCTTGTGAAATAAGAACTTTTTCATTTCCATTAATAATAAAATAACCACCAAAATCGTAAATACATTCATTATTTTTTTCCTCACAAATTCCCGGTATCTGATTTGAAACACAAAGTTTTGATTTAACCATAATTGGAATTTTTCCAATATAAATATTATTTACAGTTTTATCAAACTTTTCAGTCATACCATTTTTATTTGTAACTTCTGTAATAATATGAACATTTACATAAACACTACTAGAATACGACATATTATTCATTCTTGCAATATAAGGTGTCATAATATTTTGAGTTCCATCTGGTAACTGATAGCTAGGTTTTGTAACACTTGGTTGCAAAATATTTATAGAAATGCAATAAGTATTATCTGAACCCAAATCATTTTTAGGATTTGCAACCTTAATTTTTATAGGATTAAATCCTGCAATAATTTGACCTAATGTGTTATCTATAAACTTATTATAGCTGTCTATTTGATGTTTTACCAATGGATTAGATGATTCGGGCGAACCTCCTTTTTGAAAATAAGTATCAAGAATATCCCAGCAATTGTTAGACTCAAACATTGAATTGTTATTATAAACAATAAACTTAATTCTTAAATATCAATTTTTTATTTTCAATATCTTTTTATTAATAATTATTACTTAACATGGAATAAATTTGTCCAGAAAAATATAAAAATTGATATATGAACTATAACAGAAATTATTACCACATAACCAGTGTGTCTTAGCAGATAATAGTTATCTGTGTAAGGCAAATCGATACAAGAAACTAAATCCAGAGAAGTTTATCCAATCAACTCAATCTCAACTATGACCACTGCCAACGCTGCTTTCAAGGTTCTCGTCGAGAACATGCCAGAGGCTCTTAACACCAAAAAGGATATTGATGAGTATTGCAAGCAGTTCTGGAAGGACTACAAGGAAAAAGCAAAGGAAGCTAAGGCTGTAAAGGCTGAAAAGCCCAAGCGCAAAAAGGGTGTTGATAAAGATGGTAATCCTAAGGAGAAGCGTGCTCCTTCGGCATACAACGTCTTCGTAAAGGAGAAGTATGCTGAGATTAAGGAGGCTAATCCTGAGATGGATAAAACTGAAATCTTTGCAGAAATTGCCAAGCTCTGGCAGGGTCAGAAGACTGAAAACGCAAAAGCCCCTTCTAATGAAGAAAAGAAGGTTTCAGATAAAAAGGAGGAAAATGAGGAGGAAAAGGAAATTGTGGAAGTTGTAGAAGCACCCAAAAAGAAGCCAGGTAGGAAGGCAATCGTTAAAAAAGAAAAAAAGACTAGTCCCGATGAGATACAGGAGGAAGCCAGCGAGTAGATACTATCCATGTAACTAATTAATATATATTGTGATTGTGTGTTATATATTTTTTATATTTAAAAATT